TTCTTGTCTGGGGTAGCAAGTCTAGTGCTAAGTCATCACTTTGTTTACAAATGATAGGGATAGCACAAAAAGAAGGCAAGGTCTGTGCTTGGATTGATGCAGAAATGTCATATGACAAAACATGGGCAGAAAAACTTGGAGTAGATACATCAAAACTAATAGTTTCTCAAGCCAGAACTATTAATGAAATGGTAGATGTAGGTGTTAATCTTATAGAGGCTGGTGTAGATATTATTGTTGTTGATTCTATTACCTCATTGCTTCCTGCTATTTACTTTGAAAAAGATTCAACAGAACTAAAACAACTAGAAAATACAAAGCAAATTGGTGCAGAGTCTCGTGACTTTAGTAATGCATGGAAGATGCTTAACTACGCTAATAATAAGGTAAAGCCAACATTATTGGTATTGATATCACAGTCTCGTAATAATATCAACGCTATGTATACTAGCCAGCAGCCAACTGGCGGTCAGGCTACAAAGTTTTATTCTTCTACCGTAATCAAGTTGTTTTCATCTGAATCAGATAATCAGGCAATAAAAGGAAAAATACATGTTGGAGATAAACTCATTGAAGAAAAGATTGGTCGCAAAGTTCGTTGGGAATTACAGTTCTCTAAAACTTCGCCTGCCTTCCAAAGTGGTGAGTATGATTTCTATTTTAGAGGTGACAATCTTGGCATTGATACTGTTGGCGACCTTGTTGATACCGCTGAACTTGCTGGTCTGGTTAATAGAACTGGTGCGTGGTACCAACTAGAGGATGGAACAAAAGTACAAGGCCGTGAAGGATTAATCAATAGAGTAAAAGAGGATTTAGACTTACAAGAATCATTAAGGGCTAAATTGTCAAATGGCTGAACCAAAATTTAAAGTTTTTGAAGGAAAATTTCCTTGCCATACCTGCAAAGAAGAAGTAACTTCTTTAAGATTATGGATGGAAACATCTGATCTGACTTGGATGTGTAGTCAAAAACATATGTCCAAAGCAGCACTAGTTAAAACAAAGAAAGATTATGAGCGAGAAGAACGAGAGTAAAAGAATAGGTGCCAAGCAGCATAAAAACTCTGGTCGTAATAACCAGAAGGGCGATGCCACTTGGAGAGATTTTGTAATTGATTTTAAAGAGTCTTCAAAATCTTTTACATTAAGTCAAGATGTTTGGGCCAAAGCAGTTACGGACTCAATAAAGGCAGGTAAAGATAAATCACCTGCAATTGTTGTAATTCTTGGCGAAGGAAATAAAAAGACTCGTCTTGCTATTATAGAGTTTGATCTTTTAGATCAGTTAACATGGGAGGCAGAAAATGGCGGAACAAAATGAGCCAGCAAAAACAACATTAGATATGGTCAATGGCCTATCTGAAATAGCAGACTTCATGAATGATGAAGAACTAACAACTGCTTTGACAATGATTGCCAAACTTATTGTAAAACCAGACATTCCACCGCAGGTGGCAAGTCTTGAAATAGTAAGGCTACAGGCTATCGCAGCAAAGATGGCTTTTAGGGCTACATGGATGACTAATGTGGATAAGTCTGATAGAGGTAAGAAAAACATATACTACACTGCAGCAGAGGCAATCAATGATCTGGTTTCAGCACTGAAGTACATAATGCGCTAACTGATATAATAGATAAAAAGGATGATAATGACTAAAAATTTGCTGAAACAAATAATGTTGAAGCCTGAAGATAAGCCACAAATAATTAATACCCAGGCCTTAATAGATAAGATTAACTATGGATATATTGCAAAGCGTGAATCAAAGCACACTGTAAAGAAAACATTTGCACCATCTACTCTAGCATGGAGTCATGGTGAATGTCCAAGGTACTGGTATTTTGCATTTGAAGGAAATATTTTTGAAGATAACAATACCCCTTATGGTGTAGCCAATATGACTAGCGGAACTATGTCTCACGACAGAATACAACAAGCCATGCTTGACTCTGGCGTAGCAAAAAAGTTTCTAGATGAAAAACATTTTGAGAAATATAAAGAAGAAAAAGAAACAACAGAGTTCAAGGTAACACACTCTGACCCACCTATTTTTGGTTGGGGAGATGCAATGCTTGATTGGGAAGGCGAAGAGATAGTTGCTGAAATCAAGACAATGAATAACGAAGCATTTGAGCATCGTAAGATTAATGGTGAGCCTAAGTCAGGTCACGTAATACAGTTACTTATTTATATGAAGGTTCTAAAAAAGGCTAAAGGTGTATTGATTTATGAAAACAAAAATAATCATGACCTATTGGTATTTCCTATAGAGGTAACAGATTATTATAAAGAGTGGATTGACAATACATTTGAATGGATGCGTACAGTTTACAAAGCATGGAAAGATAAAACATTACCGCAAAAAAATTATAGATCTAATTCTAAGATCTGCAAAGGCTGTCCAGTTAAAGCGGTTTGCTCTACTGCAGAGCCAGGGGTAATAAAGATTCAATCTCTGGAGGGATTGCGTGAAACTATGTGAAAGATGCGATAAGCGCTTTCAGCCGAAAGTAAGTTATCAAATCTACTGTAGCCAAGAATGTAGAAATCTTGCAACAAAAGATAAGATTGCTGAAAGATACCAGGTTTCTCGCAGACAAAAAAGAATAGGCAAGGTTCGTAGATGCCTCGGTGGTTGTGGTGTACAACTATCTATATACAACGACTCTGGATTTTGCTCTAACTGCAATGTAAGCCAAAAAGCAGTAGAAAAAATGATTAAAGAACTTAAAGGAATAATTGATTATGAGCAAGATTGATCAGCCAAGCCATATTTGTGCTATAGATGCAAGCACTAATAGTCTTGCTTTTGCATTTTATACCTATAAAAATTTAACGGGGTATGGAAAAATATCATTTGAAGGTAGCAATATATATCAAAAAGTTATAGATGCTACTGCTAAAACAAAGGCATTGTTTGAACATTATAATATGGTAAATGCTATTGTTATTGAGCATACCGTTTTTATGAATTCCCCAAAAACTGCAGCAGATCTTGCGCTAGTGCAGGGAGCAATTCTTGGCGGTGCTGGACTAACGGGCATCTCTACAATTGGCAGGGTATCTCCAATAACATGGCAGAACTACCTAGGCAATAAGAAACTGTCTAAAGAAGAGCAGTTACAAATAAGAAATGTCAATCCTGGCAAGTCATTATCTTGGTATAAATCATATGAGCGTGATTTTAGAAAGAAAAGAACAATTAAATTATTAGAAATAGCATATGATAAAAAGATAGATGATTATGATGTAGCAGATGCAGCAGGTATTGGGCATTGGGCTATAAATAATTGGGATAAGGCTGTGGGATTTGACAAGGAGTAGATATGGCTGCTAAACTATATACAAATGAATTGTGGCTTAAAAAGCGTTATCACATGGATAGAAAAAGTCCAGAAGATATTGCTAAAGAGTGCGGGGTAAGTGTAGAAACAATATATGTATACCTTGCTAAATTTGGATTAAGGAAGTCAAAGCGATGAGTGAAAAGTTTAATATTGTAGTAGATCAGGTAAATCATCCTACCCATTACACAACAGATCCTTCTGGAGTTGAGTGTATTCAGATTACTCGTCATCGTAATTTTAATATTGGTAATGCCTTCAAGTATTTGTGGAGAGCAGGAATTAAAAATGAATCAACCCATATTGAAGACTTGAAGAAGGCTATATTTTATATTCAGGATGAGATTAATAGATTAGAGGGAAAATATGAGCGACACTGAAATTGAATTAGTCAAGCATCTTGATGAAGTAAACAAGGTTGTTGAAGAGTACTTAAAGGGTAATGATCCAACTAAAATTGCTAAGACCCTTACACTTCCAAGAACTCGTGTTGTAGCACATCTTAATGAGTGGAAGGCTATGGCTTCTGCTAATGATGCTATTCGTGCTCGTGCAAAAGATGCACTTGTTGGAGCAGATGCACACTATACAAAACTAATTCAGCAGGCATATGAAGTTATTGATGATGCAACAACAACTGCTAATCTACCTGCTAAAACTGCTGCAATTAAACTTGTTATGGACATTGAAGCAAGACGAATTGATATGCTACAAAAGGCTGGCTTGTTAGAGAACAAAGAGTTAGCAGAAGAAATGGTTGAGATTGAAAGACGACAAGAAGTTCTTGTTGGAATTCTTCGTGATATTGCATCTGAGCATCCAGAAGTCCGTGATCTCATTATGCAAAGACTATCCGCAATTGCTAAAGAGGGAGAAGTGATTACGGTTGTCCACCAAGTTCAATGATTTCTTTGAGGCGTTACAAGATAATCAGTTTGAAGAAACTCCTGTAGATGTAAAAACATTTGTTGAATCTCCAGACTATCTTGGTCAACCACCATTGTCAACTATCCAGTATGACATTGTTGAGGCTATGAGCCAGATCTATCGTAAAGAAGATTTGCAAATGCTTATGGGAACAGAACAAGGTGACAAGCATTTTTCTAAATATACTAAGAATGAAATTATATTGCAACTTGGAAAGGGTAGTGGAAAAGACTTTGTTTCTACTGTTGCCTGTGCTTATGTTGTATATAAACTGCTATGCCTAAAAGATCCAGCAAGATATTATGGTAAACCTAGTGGTGACGCTATTGATATTATTAACGTTGCTATTAACGCAGAACAGGCTAAGAATGTTTTCTTCAAAGGATTTAAAACTAAAATTGAAAAATCTCCATGGTTTGGTGGAAAGTATGAAGCAAAGGTAAACTCAATTGGTTTTGGTAAATCAATTACAGTTTATTCTGGCCACTCTGAGCGTGAATCACATGAGGGTCTTAACTTATTTATGGCTGTACTTGATGAAATTTCTGGTTTTGCTACAGAAGTAGGAACAGGAAATGATCAAGGTAAGACTGCTGATAATATATATAAAGCATTTAGAGGTACAGTTGATTCTCGTTTCCCTGATTTAGGCAAAGTAGTTCTTCTTTCATTTCCACGCTATAACGGTGACTTTATTTCAAAGCGGTATGAAGAAGTAATTATGGATAAAGAGGTAATAGAGCGTAGACATAAGTTTATTATTAATGAAGAGTTGCCAGAAGGTCCAGACAATGAGTTTGAAATAGTCTGGGAAGAAGACCATATTCTTTCTTATAAATATCCTAGAATGTTTGCCCTAAAAAGACCTACATGGGAAGTAAACCCTACTAGAAAGATTGATGATTTTAAGATTGCATTTATTACTGATCTTGGAGATGCAATGATGCGCTTTTTATGTACCCCAACTTATTCATCTGACTCTTTCTTTAAACAAAAAGATAAATTAGAAAAATGTATGACTCTTAGAAATCCACTGGATAATCACAGGCGATTCGATGCTGGTTTTAAGGCAGATCCTGAAAAGATTTATTATATACATGCTGACCTTGCACAAAAACATGACAAGTGTGCTGTTGCTATTGCACATGTTGAACGATGGGTGAACATTCAGGTAATTAAAGATTACGAACAGGTAGCGCCAATTGTTGTTGTAGATGCCGTTGCTTGGTGGGAGCCAAAAATAGAAGGACCAGTAGATTTATCTGAAGTTAAGAAGTGGATACAAAATCTACGCAGAGAAGGTTTTAATATTGGTATGGTTACATTTGACCGTTGGCAATCCTTTGATATTCAGCAGGAATTGAAAGCGGTAGGAATAAAAACTGATACTGTTTCTGTTGCTAAAAAACACTATGAAGACCTAGCAATGATGATATATGAAGAGAGAATTGCAATGCCTATGATTCCTTTGCTTCTTGAAGAAATGAGTGAATTGAAGATTATGAAAAATAATCGTGTAGATCATCCACGCAAGAAATCTAAGGACTTGGCAGATGCCGTTTGTGGGGCGGTATTTGGAGCAATATCCCATACAAGTAAGGACTCTAATCTAGAGATTGAGGTTCATACTTGGAGTTCTGCTACCCGACTTGCAGAAAAGCAAAAGGCTATGGTAGAATTAGATACTAAGGAAATCCCTGACGATGTTGAGGACTACCTTAATCAATATAAACTAATATAAAAGAAAACAAGGAGAAAAATGAATTCATTTAAGAAGATTGCGCTTGTATTGGCTGCAGCCCTTACTGGCTCGGTATTCGCAGTTCCTTCGGCTCACGCTGCACCTATGTCTGTCGCTATGACAGTCAATGGTTCTGCTCCGTCAACCGCAGGTACCGCTACAACAACTGCTGTAGAACTTCCAGTTCCAGCAGATAACTCTGTAGATGCTGCCGATGCCCTCAAGTTCGTTGTTACTGTAGACACAGGAACAGCCGTAACTGTATCCGCAACAAACGCATCAATTATTCTTGCTACTGCAACTGCTGCTGCTCCAGTAACTGCTTCAAGCGGTTCTGCTACAGCATCTATTGCAACAGGCACAGGTACAACTGCAACATTCTTTGTCTTTACTAAGACAACTGCTGTAGGTACCGTTTCTATTACAAATCAAGGTGCAACAAATGTTTACTATGTTCAAGGTGCTGTAGGAAAGATCAATGATATTTCTGTATCTGGTCTTGATGTTGGTGCTTCAGGAACACAAGTAACTTTGACTGTTACCGCTAAAGACGTATTCGGAAATAAGGTTTCTGGAAAGTCTATTACTGCTGTAGTTGCTAATGGTACTCTTGATACCACAACTGCAACAACTGGTGTAGGTCTATCAGACTTTGGTACTCGTGATTTTAAGGTTACACTTCCAACCGCTGGTTCGGCTGCTGTAATTTTCTCAGTAACAAACTCATCTGACCTTGCAACTGCTGTAACTGGTTTCAATACCGTTACATCTTCTGTTGCAAAGAACATTGCTGTTCGTGATCTTGCTGCAGAACTTGCTGCTGCACAGGCTGCACTTGCTACCGAAAAGGCTGGACGTGCTGCTGATAAGGTTGCTGCTGATGCAGCCCTTGCTGCTGCTAAAGTAACTGCTGATGCTGCTGCTTTGACTGCTGCTGCAGATTTGGTAAAGGCTAAGGCTGATGCTGCAACTGCTGCTGCTAAGGCAGTAACAGACGCTGCTGCTGCTAAGGCTGCTGCTGATAAAGCACTTGCTGATGCAGTTGCTGCTAAAGATGCAGAAATTGCTAAGTTGAAAGCAGATAATGCTGCTGCACTTGCTGCAATCAAGAAGTCATTCAATGATCTTGCTAAGAAGTGGAATGTAAAAAATCCAAAGGCAAAGGTCAAACTAGTTAAGTAATTAACTATTAAAGATTAGGGCGCAGAGAAATCTGCGCCTTTTTCTTTTTGATGATATAATATGCTTATCTATATAATTAAATAGGAGCATAAAATAAGCAAATTCCTTCGCATAATTGCAGTGGTGGGAATATTGTTTGGTAGTCTAGGATTTCCTAATAATGCTTATGCTACCTGTGTTAACTATCTTCAATCTCAGACCATAGCAGCAGCCTATGAAGGCGATCCAGAGCCAACTGTCAATACAATGGATACCTGTGGTGGAGACGATACCTCTTATCAAATACCGATAGCAACAACAATTACATTTGATGGAGTTCAATATTCAAATGTTTATGCAACAACAAATTCAGTAATCACATTTGGAAATCCAGATAATACATATTGGGATTATCCTCAAACTCCATCTATTTCTTTATATTCTATGGATTGGGTAACTGGCTGGTATAACGCACCTAATACTTTAGATATATTGTATTCAGAGGGTGGTTTTCAATTAAATATGCAAGCAATACCATTTGGAAATTGGAATGCACAGCCAAGCACAATTAATATTCTTGTAGCAATTACAAATACAGGAAGCCTTGCAGTATCTTACAGTTATCAAGGTCCAGAATATAATAATATGAGAACTGGAGTAAGACTACATGATGGAAGCATTGTTTCTTTAGAAGCATGGGGTGCTACACAGATACAGCCAGGTTCTTCTATACCAACACTTGAACCAGAGCCAGTTGTTGTTGGTCCAACAGAAGAGCAATTAGCAGTTCAAGAAGAAATGCGTGTAACTGCTAACTTAATTGCAAATGCTATTGCTAGTTTACAAAGTCAACCTGAACCAGAGCCAACGCCTGTGCAAACTGAACCAGCCGAACCCACTCCAACTCCAACACCTGAAACAACTTCTGAGCCAGAGCCAACTCCAACTCCTGAGCCATCGCCCACTGTTGAGCCTTCACCAGAGCCTTCACCTCAGCCAACGGATATAAATCCAACCCCAGAGCCATCACCTGAGCCAACTCCAATTGAACCTTCTCCAGAACCATCACTTTTGCCATCTCCTGAACCATCTCCTGATATTACCACAGAGCCTGAAGTTGTTGTGGTTGAGCCAGAAATTATTACTCCAGAAGATCCTAGATTTCCAGACGAGGATATTGTAATTCCAGTTCCAGATAAAACAGAAAACTCAGAGGTATCTGAAGATATGTCAAGATTGCTTGCAGATCTTACTAGTTCACAAACACTTGCAGTATTAAGTCCAGAACAAAAGGCTGCAGTAGCCTCAACACTTGGTATTAAATCTAGCGAGGTAGCAGTAGTGGCAGAATTGGCAAAATCAAATGAAGCCGTAGCAACAGCATTAGAAGAGTTCGGAAACAGAGCAAATGAAAATCTAGAGGCACCTATGCCTTATACTCTTGCAGATGCTGTAACAGAGGTTCAGGCAGAAAAATTATTAGAAGATCCAGCAGGGGCAATTGCAGCGGTATTTACAAATATTGACCTAGAAAAAATAACAAATCCATCTGAGTGGGGTAGTGATATGACAGATGATCAAAGAGAAAAGGTTCAAGAGGTTATTATTCCAGTAATTCTGGTTTCTAACATTATTAGTTCTGTTATGTCAACAAGGAGGATATAATACGATTATGGAAAAGATAAAAACTATTTTATCAAAGATGCCCAAAGTAAAGGTTAAACTGCCTAAAGTAAAGGTTAACCTACCTAAACCTAACTTTAAACCATGGCTTGAGAAATTAAAGCCTGTGGTGTCTAAGGTATTGGATATGCTAAAAAAGGCTCCACAACTAGGTCTAAAGGCTTTAAAGGGCTTCTTGGTATGGTTTGGTAAGGCTATAAAAGAAAGCATTGCCCAGATCTGGACATTGCTAGGTTTCTTTATTGCTTGGCTTACTTTGACTGGTACCGCCCAACAAATCGTTGGATTAGCCACTATTTTTGCTACTATTTTGTGGCTTGTAACAATTTCATTGAGAGAAGAAAAAGAGGAATAACTGGTATAATGGGGGTTATGCTTAGGATATTCTGGGTAGTCCTTCTTGGGCTAACACTTTCAGGTTGTGGCTATGATGGTCACTTCCGTTACCCATGTCAAGATCCAGCAAATTGGGAAAGCGCAGAATGTAAGCCACCTTTATGTACGGTAGCAGGTGCTTGTCCAGAAGACTTAGTAGGTACGGATGTTATAAGTGGAACATCTGACGAGAGCACAGTGGAGGAAGTACCAAATGGCTAAACAGAGATATTCATCTGCAGAATTAGACGCAAGATTGAAATTTGCATTAGGAATTATGTTAGGAGTAATTCTCCTATCAACAACATTGGGTATTTTATATGCCCTCATATTTGTAACACAACCAGTAAACGCACAATCTGAGAATGATAAGATGTTCTTTAATGTACTTGGTAGTGTTGCTACATTTATTACTGGCACCCTTGCAGGTTTGCTCATTGGTAAAAGTGGTGCACAAGAAATGAAAGAGGCAATGGAAAATAATTCTCCAGTTGCAGAAGAGGCAGCACCAGTTTCTGAAGCGGTAGCAGAAGAAGTACCTGCTGGCAAAGATAATTCACAAATGCCAGAAGAACAAGAAGTTGATGAAGATTGGGATAAGGATTAATAATGGCAGAAATGGGAACAGCAGCAAAACTAATTGAAATAGCCAAGGAAGAAATTGGTTATATAGAAGGACCAAAGGATAACGAAACGAAGTATGGAGCATTCACCAAGGCAAACTTCCAGCCTTGGTGTGGAAGTTTTGTGATGTGGTGTGCAGATAAAGCAGGCGTTAAAGTCCCAAATACTGTTTACACTCCTGGTGGGGCTGCTGCTTTTAAAAAGTCTGGTCGTTGGTATGATGCACAAATATGCGATCCAGAGCCTGGAGATATTGCGTACTTCGATTTTCCTGGAGACGGTGTTGATAGAATTTCACACGTTGGAATCGTCATTAAAGATAACGAGGACGGAACTGTATGGTGCATTGAAGGCAATACTTCAGGGGACCCAAAGAAATCACAGCGAAATGGTGGAGAAGTTGTAAAGAAACTTCGTGCATATAAGAAAAATAAAAAAGGTGTTCAAATATCAATAGTAGGTTTTGGTCGTCCTAAATTCAAGGGTGCAGGAGAAGTAAAGACTGCTAATCCTGTTAATGAGACAAAAACCTGCCCAACCTGTGGTCAAACTGTAAAATAACAGTATTTGACCTATTAAAATCTGTCTGCTATACTATAAAGACAAGAAAACTAAGGGGTTGGCATGACTTGTATTGCAGCCATAGTCAAAGATGGCAAATCATATATGGCAGGTGAAAGATCAGTTGTTGATGATGACTGCCAGAAAAAACTAGACATTCCTAAGATTTGGAAAACAGGAGAATATCTTTTTGGTTTCTGTGGTACATTTGAAGGTCTAACTGTACAAAATAACTTTGTTCCACCAAAGGTTGAAGGCAACCTTGATAAATTTATGCGTGGAAAATTCCTGGAAGAACTTAAAAAGTTTTATGATAAATGGGGTATTCCAGCAGAAAAAGAATCAGATTTTAATTTAATTATTTGTGTTAGAGGTAAGATATATGAGCATGAAGCAGCCACTCTAACAATGATTTCCTATGACACGAATTTTCATGCCATAGGATCAGGTGCGACTTACGCTTTGGGTTCTTTACATGCCACCCAAAACTATAAAGATCCAAAGCGTAGGTTGTTATCAGCACTAGATGCTGCTATTATGTTTAGTCCACATTGTTTATATCCAATTGACTTTTTAAGCAAGTAAGGATACAATATATATATGAATCATATTCATGAGGAAGACTTGTCTCCAGAGGAGCAAGAGTTTGGTATTTGGCTAGAAAACGGTATTGAAAGAGGCTGGGTAACAGAACCTTTTTGCAATACACATGATGGTGGATACCAATATATGAGTGAGGAAGAATTGGAAGAATGGGAAGCAGGAGGCGACCCATGCCAACACGTAATAAGAATAATGCTATAGGAGAATAATGAAAAAAGTAGTGGGGTTGTTAGTAGTTCTATTTACTGCTGCATTTTTGCCAGCGGTATCTGCAAATGAAAAACCAGCAATTGCAATTATTGACACAGCAATTGATACAACAAAGGTAAAGGTTTTACATGAAGTATGTTTGATGGAAGAAAAACGTTGTCCAAACAAACAGGCTTATATGGAAGGTGCAGGTTCTGCACATATGCCAGCAACAAATGGATTTGAGCATGGAACAACTATGGTGCAAATTGCACAACAAGTTAATCCAAGTATGAACATTGTGTTTATTCGTATTTTCCCACAAGATAATCGTGGAAATGTCATGCGTAATGGAGTAAATGTAAATAGCACTGTTCGTCAGGCTTTGGAGTGGGTAGCAAAAAATAAGACTAAGTTTAATATTGTTGCAGTATCTGCATCAGTAGGCGAAACTCGTTTTGCAACTCGTGGCCATTACTGTCCAGTTAATCCAGCACTTCGTAGCGCAATTGTCAATCTACAAAATATGGGCGTGGGTTCATTGTTTGCAACTGGTAATCGTTATGACTATTCAAAGATTGATTATCCATCATGTGTTGCAGAAGCAATCGCAGTTAGTTCCGTAGGAGTTCGTGGCAATGTTGAGCGGTATGCAAATAGATCTGCTGAAGTAGATTTCTTTGCATTAGGTACAATTAATGGATCAATGGGAACATCTGCTGCTACTGCTGCACTTGCAGCATATTGGGCTAAGAATTATAAGGGTAACTTCTCTGACACTTATAATCATCTAAAAACTATTTCTAAAACTGCATCATTAGAATCGTTTACAACTAATTCTTTTGTAGATATTAATAGTTAATTGGTTTTTGGTCTGTAGT